AATTCGTTGTCAGGATAAGGACAATCAATAAAGGACTTCTGTATGAGTCATACAGAAAGAACAGGATTTTAAATGAATAAGAAATCGTTATGGAAGCTAATTCTGATATTAGCGATCCCATGTATTATTGGTTTTATGCCAGCTCCGGCAGGATTAAGCGAACTGGCGTGGGTGCTTTTTGGTATTTACCTGGCGGCCATTGTGGGGCTGGTTATCAAGCCTTTCCCGGAACCTGTCGTACTGTTAATTGCCGTTGCTGCCTCAATGGTGGTGGTCGGTAACTTATCCGACGGTGCGTTTAAAACCACCGCCGTATTAAGCGGTTACTCTTCAGGTACCACCTGGCTGGTGTTCTCGGCGTTTACCTTAAGCGCCGCATTTGTGACCACCGGTTTAGGTAAACGTATTGCCTATCTGCTGATTGGTAAAATCGGTAACACCACGCTGGGTCTGGGTTACGTTACGGTATTCCTCGATCTGGTACTGGCTCCGGCAACACCGTCTAACACCGCGCGTGCGGGCGGCATTGTGTTACCGATCATCAACAGCGTGGCGGTGGCTTTGGGGTCCGAACCGGAAAAAAGTCCGCGTCGTGTCGGACATTACCTGATGATGTCCATTTACATGGTCACCAAAACCACCAGCTATATGTTCTTTACCGCAATGGCGGGGAACATTCTGGCGCTGAAAATGATCAACGACATTCTGCACCTGCAAATTAGCTGGGGTGGATGGGCGCTGGCAGCCGGATTGCCGGGCATCATTATGCTGCTGGTCACCCCGCTGGTGATTTACACCATGTATCCACCAGAAATTAAGAAGGTGGATAACAAAACCATCGCTAAAGCGGGCCTTGCCGAACTAGGACCGATGAAAATCCGCGAAAAAATGCTGCTCGGTGTCTTTGTGCTGGCGCTGCTGGGCTGGATTTTCAGTAAGTCTCTGGGGGTTGATGAATCCACCGTGGCAATCGTTGTTATGGCAACCATGCTGCTGCTGGGTATCGTTACCTGGGAAGACGTGGTTAAAAATAAAGGCGGCTGGAATACCTTAATCTGGTACGGCGGTATTATCGGCTTAAGCTCCTTATTATCGAAAGTTAAATTCTTCGAATGGTTAGCTGAAGTCTTTAAAAATAACCTGGCATTTGATGGTCACGGTAACGTTGCTTTCTTCGTTATTATTTTCCTCAGCATTATCGTGCGTTATTTCTTCGCTTCCGGTAGTGCCTATATCGTTGCTATGTTACCGGTATTTGCCATGCTGGCGAACGTCTCCGGCGCACCGTTAATGTTAACCGCGCTGGCACTGTTGTTCTCCAACTCCTATGGCGGCATGGTTACTCACTATGGCGGCGCGGCAGGTCCGGTCATCTTTGGCGTGGGTTATAACGATATTAAATCCTGGTGGTTGGTCGGTGCGGTACTGACGATATTAACCTTCCTGGTGCATATCACCCTCGGCGTGTGGTGGTGGAATATGCTGATCGGCTGGAACATGCTGTAAATATACTCGTCATACTTCAAGTTGCATGTGCTGCGTTTGCGTTCGCTCACCCCAGTCACTTACTTATGTAAGCTCCTGGGGATTCACTCACTTGTCGCCTTCCTGCAACTCGAATTATTTAGAGTATATCCATTTATTATCTTTCTGCGCACTTCACGGTGCGCAGATATCTGGAGCATTTGATGATCAAGTTATCTGAAAAAGGCATGTTTCTCGCCAGTAATAACGAAATAATTGCCGAAGAACATTTCACCGGCGAAATTAAAAAAGAAGAAGCCAAAAAAGGCACTATTGCCTGGTCTATTCTCTCTTCTCATAATACGTCCGGAAATATGGATAAACTTAAAATTAAGTTTGATTCATTAGCCTCTCACGATATTACCTTTGTTGGTATTGTACAGACCGCTAAAGCGTCCGGAATGGAACGTTTCCCGCTGCCGTATGTGCTGACCAACTGCCATAACTCACTCTGCGCCGTCGGCGGCACCATTAACGGTGATGACCATGTTTTTGGTTTATCGGCAGCTCAGCGTTATGGCGGTATTTTTGTGCCTCCGCATATTGCGGTCATCCATCAATATATGCGTGAGATGATGGCAGGCGGCGGCAAAATGATCCTCGGGTCAGACAGCCACACCCGTTACGGTGCATTAGGGACAATGGCAGTCGGTGAGGGCGGCGGTGAGTTGGTAAAACAGCTGCTTAATGACACCTGGGATATCGACTATCCGGGAGTTGTTGCGGTGCATCTGACCGGAAAACCAGCGCCGTATGTGGGGCCGCAGGATGTGGCGCTGGCTATCATCGGTGCCGTGTTCAAAAACGGCTACGTCAAAAACAAAGTGATGGAATTCGTAGGTCCCGGTGTTGCTGCGCTCTCTACCGATTTCCGTAACAGCGTTGACGTTATGACCACTGAAACGACCTGTTTAAGTTCTGTCTGGCAAACCGATGAAGAAGTCCATAACTGGCTGGCGCTGCACGGTCGCGGCCAGGATTACTGCCAGCTTAACCCTCAACCGATGGCGTACTACGATGGCTGCATCAGCGTTGATTTAAGCGCCATCAAACCAATGATTGCGCTGCCGTTCCACCCGAGCAACGTGTATGAAATCGACACACTGAACCAGAACCTGACCGACATTCTGCGTGAGATTGAAATTGAGTCCGAACGCGTGGCGCACGGTAAAGCCAAACTCTCGCTGCTGGATAAAGTGGAAAATGGTCGCCTGAAAGTGCAGCAGGGGATTATCGCGGGCTGTTCTGGCGGTAACTACGAAAACGTCATCGCGGCGGCGAATGCACTGCGCGGTCAATCCTGTGGCAATGACACCTTCTCGCTGGCAGTTTACCCGTCATCACAGCCGGTGTTTATGGATCTCGCCAAAAAAGGTGTGGTAGCAGATTTGATTGGCGCAGGCGCAATCATCAGAACCGCGTTCTGCGGCCCATGCTTTGGCGCGGGCGATACGCCAATCAACAACGGATTAAGTATTCGCCACACCACGCGCAACTTCCCGAACCGCGAAGGCTCTAAGCCAGCTAATGGGCAGATGTCAGCGGTGGCGTTGATGGACGCTCGTTCTATCGCTGCGACTGCGGCAAACGGTGGCTATTTAACCTCTGCCAGCGAACTTGATTGCTGGGACAACGTGCCGGAGTACGCCTTCGATGTAACGCCGTATAAAAACCGTGTTTATCAGGGCTTTGTGAAAGGGGCAACTCAGCAACCGCTGATTTACGGACCGAACATTAAAGACTGGCCGGAATTGGGTGCGCTGACTGACAATATCGTCCTGAAAGTGTGCTCGAAGATCCTCGACGAAGTGACCACCACCGACGAACTGATTCCTTCCGGTGAAACCTCTTCTTATCGTTCAAATCCGATTGGTCTGGCGGAGTTTACCCTGTCACGCCGCGATCCCGGTTATGTTGGCAGAAGTAAAGCGACTGCTGAGCTGGAAAATCAGCGTCTGGCGGGGAATGTCAGCGAGCTGACAGAGGTGTTTGCGCGCATTAAGCAGATTGCTGGTCAGGAGCATATTGATCCGCTGCAAACTGAAATTGGCAGCATGGTATATGCGGTGAAACCAGGCGATGGTTCTGCGCGTGAACAGGCGGCGAGCTGCCAGCGTGTGATTGGCGGTCTGGCGAATATTGCCGAAGAGTACGCGACTAAACGCTACCGTTCTAACGTCATCAACTGGGGGATGTTACCGCTGCAGATGGCGGAAGTGCCAACCTTTGAAGTGGGGGATTACATTTACATCCCTGGCATTAAAGCGGCGCTGGATAATCCGGGTACGACGTTTAAAGGTTATGTGATCCATGAAGATGCGCCGGTAACGGAAATTACGCTCTATATGGAAAGTCTGACTGCTGAAGAGCGCGAGATTATCAAGGCGGGTAGTTTGATTAACTTCAATAAAAACCGTCAGATGTAAAAAGCGCCATGTGAATGTAGGTCGCATTCGGCACTTATTGTCGGATGCGATGCTTGCGCATCTTATCCGACCTACGAATCGCATCGAATCTGTAGGCCAGATAAGGCATTTTCGCAGCATCCGGCACTTATTGTCGGATGCGATGCTTGCGCATCTTATCCGACCTACAAATCGCATCGAACCGTAGGCCGGATAAGGCGTTTACGCCGCATCCGGCAAATAGTTAATTGCTCTTACTTCTTCGCCTCTGCAACCACTTTACTACCCACGCCGCGGTTATTGTATTCCCACATGCGGTTGTAGTTAGTGTCATTCAGATTGCGCTGTATTTCGTCGTTATCATCTACGCTGCCGGTATTACCCGCAAACGGACGATTAGAGATCACCGCATCGGCCCACGGTTTAGCCGTGTTAAAACCTTCGTTGATGGCGCTATCACGGATCACCACCTGACCGTTGGTATTGGCATCAACATCCAGCGAGCGGCCCAGTTGCGCCACACCATCACCGAAAGCATTGAAACGGCTGTTTACGGCGAGGAAACCGTAGTAAATGTTGGACAGCGTAGCCGGTGCAAACACATACGCTTCTTGCTGAGTACGTGAGTTCACCACGCGGAATTCGGTGTTATCGAACACCACTGCGCCGCGACCAGAAACGATATCCACATCCCCTTCAATGTAGCTGTTGGTCACCAGCGTACGCGGCTGACGATTCGTTTCCAGACGGTTCTGCACACCGCTGTTGGTGACAAAGAAGGTGTTCTGACGACCGAGAATGTTAACGTTGTTAATCTGTACCTGGTCACCATCAGTACGCAGTGCCACCGCCGGATGGTTACCTACATCTACGCTATCGCCCAGCGTGTTTTCGATGGTCAGATTTTGCAGTTGCAGGCCATTGTTTTGTGACCAGAAGACCGCAGAGCAGAGAACACCGATACTGTCGCTGCGTTTGCTCTGGCAGCTATCGTACATATACCACGCTGGTTTACCTGGCATATATTTGCCGCGCGGGTTGACGTCGTGACGCCAGTCGGCAGGGCTCATGCCACCATCAAGGGAAAGCCCAATCTTCACATCAATCGGTTTTTCACCTGTACCGTACAGAGTAATTCCACCCGGAGCGGCAGGGACATATACCGTTCCCTGATACTCACCAGGCATCACGGCAATATACTGGCGCTTGTTGGTACGCTTGATAATTGCCGCATCTACCGCCGCCTGAATCGTGGTATGCGTTACACCTTGAGTGCCCGCCGGGCCGACAACAAAGTCAGGTTGCGCAGGCAGGGTAATCGGGGAAGGATTCCACGCTGCAGCACCTGGTGTCAGGGATGCAAAATAGTGTTGAGCATCGAAATTCTGCGCTTCTTTTGCCGACAGAATCGGGCGAGAAGAGGTACCAGGCGCGGTTTGATCAGAAGGACGTTGATCGGGCGGAGTTGAGCTACAGGCGGTCAGCGTCACGCCAAAAGCCAATGCCAGCGCCAGACGGGAAACTGAAAATGTGTTCACAGGTTGCTCCGGGCTATGAAATAGAAAAATGAATCCGTTGAAGCCTGCTTTTTTATACTAAGTTGGCATTATAAAAAAGCATTGCTTATCAATTTGTTGCAACGAACAGGTCACTATCAGTCAAAATAAAATCATTATTTGATTTCAATTTTGTCCCACTCCCTGCCTCTGTCATCACGATACTGTGATGCCATGGTGTCCGACTTATGCCCGAGAAGATGTTGAGCAAACTTATCGCTTATCTGCTTCTCATAGAGTCTTGCAGACAAACTGCGCAACTCGTGAAAGGTAGGCGGATCCCCTTCGAAGGAAAGACCTGATGCTTTTCGTGCGCGCATAAAATACCTTGATACTGTGCCGGATGAAAGCGGTTCGCGACGAGTAGATGCAATTATGGTTTCTCCGCCAAGAATCTCTTTGCATTTATCAAGTGTTTCCTTCATTGATATTCCGAGGGCATCAACATGCAATGCTGTTGGGATGGCAATTTTTACGCCTGTTTTGCTTTGCTCGACATAAAGATATCCATCTACGATATCAGACCACTTCATTTCGCATAAATCACCAACTCGTTGCCCGGTAACAACAGCCAGTTCCATTGCAAGTCTGAGCCAATATGGTGATGATTCTGCTGCTTGATAAATTTTCAGGTATTCGTCAGCCGTAAGTCTTGATCTCCTTACCTCTGATTTTGCTGCGCGAGTGGCAGCGACAGGGTTTGTTGTTATATGGCCTTCAGCTATTGCCTCTCGGAATGCATCGCTCAGTGTTGATCTGATTAACTTGGCTGACGCCGCCTTGCCCTCGTCTATGTATCCATTGAGCATTGCCGCAATTTCTTTTGTGGTGATGTCTTCAAGTGGAGCATCAGGCAGACCCCTCCTTATTGCTTTAATTTTGCTCATGTAATTTATGAGTGTCTTCTGCTTGATTCCTCTGCTGGCCAGGATTTTTTCGTAGCGATCAAGCCATGAATGTAACGTAACGGAATTATCACTGTTGATTCTCGCTGTCAGAGGCTTGTGTTTGTGTCCTGAAAATAACTCAATGTTGGCCTGTATAGCTTCAGTGATTGCGATTCGCCTGTCTCGGCCTAATCCAAACTCTTTACCCGTCCTTGGGTCCCTGTAGCAGTAATATCCATTGTTTCTTATATAAAGGTTAGGGGGTAAATCCCGGCGCTCATGACTTCGCCTTCTTCCCATTTCTGATCCTCTTCAAAAGGCTACCTGTTACTGGTCGATTTAAGTCAACCTTTACCGCTGATTCGTGGAACAGATATTCTCTTCCATCCTTAACCGGAGGAGGGAATATCCTGCATTCGCGCACCCATCGACGAACTGTTTCAAGGCTTCTTGGGCGTCGCTGGCGAGCGTTCCACTCCTGAAGTGTCAAGTACATCGCAAAGTCTCCGCAATTACACGCAAGAAAAAACCGCCATCAGGCGGCTTGGTGTTCTTTCAGTTCTTCAATTCGAATATTGGTTACGTCTGCATGTGCTATCTGCGCCCACAGCATCCAGTGGTCATAGCAGTCGCTGATGTTCTCGGCTTCGATAACTCTGTTGAATGGTTCTCCATTCTATTCACCTGTAACTCGGAAGTGCATTTATCATCGCCATAAAACAAAACTCGCCGTAGCGAGTTCAGATAAAAGAAAACCCGCACTCGGCGGGTTCGCATTCGTTCAAATTGCGTTTACTTCTTGGCGTTCTGTTCATCCATATCGATATACCATGGGTTGCTTCCCTTGGGCATGTTTAACGACTGCTCGCGATAGTATCTGATGCGCTCCATGAAATACTCGCGTGAGTGCTCAGGTTGCTCTCATGATACCTGCTCAGTGATAACAGGTATGTTAAGGCGCTCTCTGTACTCCATGCCTGATGCTGCAAGGTCAACGTTTACCTTGTTCTGTTTTTCTTTCGATTTCTCGGCGATGTTATGCCTGACATTGTCAACCCGCCTCCTTCTGAACATAACGGTTATAAATCAGTCCCTGAGGGCCATAAGGAAGCGGGATGTGCAACTCCTCTGGTTCAGAAACTATCCATTCCCCGGCCATCTCCGCTGGAGAGGTAATGATAAGTTGTTTGCTAATAAAAGGACCACTCCTCTCAACAACAAGCTTACCATCTTCATTAATAAAAGCTTGGATGTCAGGTGTGCTTCCACACTTGGTGATGCAGCGTTTGAACATTTTGTGTCCCCCCATTTTATGGACGGGGTAATTATAACACATTGAAATATAGTAATATTTGACGTAGATTTCTTTTGATCTATAAGCGATTTTTTAATGCTTTTAAGTTATAAATACTTGTTTTCATCACCCATCTTGCTGCGGTGCTACTATTGAAAAGTACTCACACCCTTTAGCCCAAATAGTTTTGATAGTTGTCCAACTGACTGGAACCTTGATTTCGATTCTTCCGCTGCCGTCACAAGTTTCGCAATCATCATCACCAAAGCATTCCGGGCAGCTTATAAACGTAGTTTCTGAAAATTCACCGGATAGCACACCCTTAGCGCCGTTCTCAGCGGTTAGTTTCTTCGGCACTATAACCCAACCATCCGGAGTTACCGGAGAGTTGCCATTTATATCGAAGTTTGGCTCTGCGTCCTGAACCAGGAGGATGTAACCATTCTTGGCAGTATCAAGTTCTAACGCCTCGGTGACGGTACCGAAATAGCGATTACCTAAATCCGCATCACAAGTGCTTACATCAATGGAAACCTCCATGCCTTCGATTAATTCTGGCAAGTTGTAAGTTTGGCTTACAGGTTCTGCTCCCAGTGATGCCAGTGCAATTCGTGCCAGTTCCATTTGTTCGCCACGAGTAAGCCCGTTTTCAAGCGGATTTTTAATGAACAATTCAATACGTTCTTTGGTAATAGTGGTCATTTGTTAGTCCTTAAACTGCTAGTTGCAATTGCATTTCAAAGCGGTCGCGTTGTTCACAATACGCAAGAGAACCAGGGCTATTGTGTGCCTCAAACTGCAAATACCTTCCAACGAAACGCTCCAGAAATAAACGCAAGCCAATCCCAAAAGAATCTGACGTAAAAACCTTCAATTACACAGCTCACCTGTGGGATATCCGGTGGCTAAGATATCGTGCGAGGAAATGACAATGGATTATTCACAGTTAAGTGATTTTGAAATTAACAGAATGGTAGGAGACATAATTTTTAAAGGCCTTTGGGCAAGTAAACCGGAAACATCAGGGAATAACACCAACAAATGGTATTACGGAAATGCTGATACAACTTTTGAGCCATTAAATCATTTGCCTGACTACTGCAATGATCCGAGCGCTTCATGGCCGATTATTGAGAAATACAGGATTTCTATCTTAGACCAGTTAACTGAATGGTGTGTGGATGCAAAAGGCGTAAGCCCAATATTTGATACCAGACCTCTCCGCGCCGCCATGATTGTCTTTCTCCTGATGCAGGAGGCCAATAATGCTTAGCCCATCTCAATCCCTTCAATACCTGAAAGGAAGCATAGAGCGGGCTTCAATGTGCACAGAGTGGATTCTATCTAGGTTTAGCGCATACAGAAGATTGCCGGTAAAGGGCATGCCAAGCAAGTCGATGCTGCATATGCAAAAGAATGCGCGCTGGAAGGTATGGCGAGAACACAGGTTATCTGGCTGAAAGAGGGGGTTATTAAGGCGTGAATACCTACAGCATCACATTACCCTGGCCTCCGAGTAATAATCGCTATTACCGCCATAATCGCGGGCGCACGCACGTCAGCGCAGAGGGGCAGGCATACCGCGATAACGTCGCCCGAATCATTAAAAACGCAATGCTGGATATCGGCCTGACTATGCCTGTGAAAATCCGCATTGAGTGCCACATGCCGGATCGCCGTCGCCGTGACCTGGATAATCTGCAAAAAGCCGCTTTTGACGCACTCACTAAAGCAGGTTTCTGGCTGGATGATGCTCAGGTCGTTGATTACCGCGTTGTGAAGATGCCTGTTACCAAAGGTGGGAGGCTGGAACTGACCATCACCGAAATGGGGAATGAATGATGTTTGAGTTTAATATGGCAGAACTTCTTCGCCACCGCTGGATGCGCCTGCGCTTATATCGTTTCCCCAGTTCTGTTTTGACCGATTACCGAATACTGAGGAATTACGCCAAAACCCTGACAGGAGCAGGAGTATGAAGTCAGAGATAACAATCAACTAATACTGTTTTATTGATTTTTGCTTGTAATTGGCGTTCTGGTCTGATTTTTGTGGAGTAAGTTGATGCGTGATATTCAGATGGTTCTTGAGCGTTGGGGAGCGTGGGCGGCTAATAATCATGAAGATGTGACCTGGTCGTCCATTGCCGCCGGTTTTAAGGGATTAATTACTTCAAAAGTAAAATCTCGCCCGCAATGTTGTGACGATGACGCTATGATCATTTGCGGGTGCATGGCCCGTCTGAAAAAGAACAACAGCGATTTGCACGATTTATTAGTAGATTATTATGTAGTCGGTATGACATTCATGTCACTGGCAGGTAAGCATTGCTGCTCTGATGGTTATATCGGGAAAAGGTTACAGAAGGCTGAGGGCATAATTGAAGGGATGTTAATGGCATTAGATATCCGGTTAGAGATGGATATCGTTGTTAATAACTCTAATTAATACGCCAATTATTTACTAAAAGTTATTAAAAATGGGGCGTTGAAACGCCCCCAAAAATAAAGGGTAATATATAACAGAAGGTTTGTATAGTTAGAAGCAAGGTTGTGCTTCTAAAGGAAGTGGCTTGAGGGAGCCACTTATATGTTGGGGAGGCAAAGCCTCCCACAACATATCTTTTAGTAATCAAATTAGAACTGGTAAACCATACCTACAGCAACGATATCATCGGTAGCAACGCCAGATGCTTTCGTGAAATCGCTCTTATCAATCAGGTTGATTTTGTAGTCAACAAAAGTGGACATATTTTTGTTGAAGTAATAGGTTGCACCTACATCAACATATTCAACCAGGTCCTGATCACCCCAAACACCCAAGTCTTTTCCTTTAGAATGCAGGTAAGCAACGGATGGACGCAGGCCGAAGTCGAACTGATATTGTGCAACAGCTTCGAAGTTTTGTGCTTTGTTGGCAATATGGTTATTACCAAAAACAGTCATGTTCTGGGTTTCAGAATAGGTGGTGGCCAGATAGATGTTGTTCGCATCATATTTCAGACCAGCTGCCCATACTTCAGCATTTTGACCAGAAGCATTCAGACCGTTGTTACCGTAGATAACCTGATTATTAGTGCGATCAGATTTAGCATAGGTTGCACCCACGCCGAATCCTTCATACTCATAAGTAGTTGAGAAACCGAAACCATCGCCATTAGCTTCAGTTACTTCATTTCGGTCATTTTTGCCCTGATACTGAGCTGCAAAGTTCAGGCCATCAACCAGACCAAAGAAGTCGTTGTTACGATAAGTTGCAACACCTGTGGTGCGACCAGTCATGAATACATCTGTTTGGGTCCAGGTATCGCCACCGAATTCTGGCAGAACGTCAGTCCACGCACCGATGTCGTATGCTACACCGTAGTTACGGCCGTAATCGATTGAGCCGTAGTCACCGAATTTCAGGCCTGCAAATGCAAGACGGGTTTTGTCTTTGGAGGAACCTTGAGATTCAGCGCGGTTGCCTTTGAATTCATATTCCCACTGACCGAAACCAGTCAGTTGATCGTTGATTTGGGTTTCACCTTTGAAGCCAAGACGGGCATAAGTAGTATCACCATCATCTGCATCATTAGAGGAGAAGTAGTGCTTAGCATTAACTTTCCCGTACAGATCCAGCTTGTTACTGTCTTTATTATAAATTTCAGCTGCCTGAGCAGACATCGCCATCAGTACTGATGCAGCTACAGCAGAAATTGCCACTGTTAATTTTTTCATCGTGAGCCCTTTTTTTTGAACTATTATTAAAAAATGATGTCACTGCGCGATAAATATTCATCTAATCAATGTGATTATTTCAAGATGTAAGTTTTAGTTTCTCGTTTAATTTGTGAAGTAGATCTCTATTTTTATCTGAACTTTTTTCTATCGAATCCTATTCATGGCTCTTGGCTGAATAAAAATAAATCTATTAGCCAATTTATATTAATGGCTGTTATTTATAAGTGCTCTATAATTTGAAGGTTCAATTTAAATTGGCTAAAAATAACGCTGGAAATTATTTATTGGTTATTTGTTAAGATTTTCTTATGTATTTGTGGTGGAGTTTTGAACACTCGGTAGCATTCTCATAAATATCATTCAGTGGTTTACGTACGTAAAAAATTGGTTATGCTGTTAAGAGTGGTTACTTCGTCACACAGCTTAAACCCGCCGTCGAGCTGGTTTTTCCATTTTTTGAGTCTCGATATTAGCTGATAACTCAATACCTGAGTTATTCACTGACTCCGAGTCTGTTACGTTTCTGCTTTTTTGCGATACGTTGTATTCCCTCAATTTACACCCGCTTTGTCTGCGAGGTGGGGTTATGAAATCCATGGATAAGTTAACAACGGGTGTCGCCTATGGCACCTCAGCAGGTAGTGCCGGTTACTGGTTTTTACAGCTGCTCGATAAAGTCACGCCCTCACAGTGGGCGGCAATTGGAGTGCTGGGTAGCCTGGTATTTGGCCTGCTGACGTACCTGACAAACCTTTATTTCAAGATTAAAGAAGATAAGCGCAAGGCTGCGAGAGGTGAATAATGCCTCCATCATTACGAAAAGCCGTTGCTGCTGCTATTGGTGGCGGAGCAATTGCTATAGCATCAGTGTTAATTACTGGCCCAAGTGGTAACGATGGTCTGGAAGGTGTCAGCTACATACCATACAAAGATATTGTTGGTGTATGGACTGTATGTCACGGGCATACAGGAAAAGACATCATGCTCGGTAAAACGTATACCAAAGCAGAATGCAAAGCCCTCCTGAATAAAGACCTTGCCACGGTCGCCAGACAAATTAACCCGTACATCAAAGTCGATATACCGGAAACAATGCGCGGCGCTCTTTACTCATTCGTTTACAACGTGGGTGCTGGCAATTTCAGAACATCGACGCTTCTTCGCAAAATAAACCAGGGCGATATCAAAGGCGCATGTGATCAGCTACGTCGCTGGACATATGCTGGCGGTAAGCAATGGAAAGGGCTGATGACTCGCCGTGAGATTGAGCGTGAAGTCTGTTTGTGGGGGCAGCAATGAGCAGAGTAACTGCGATTATCTCCGCTCTGGTTATCTGCATCATCGTCTGCCTGTCATGGGCTGTTAATCATTACCGTGATAACGCCATTACCTACAAAGCCCAGCGCGACAAAAATGTCAGAGAACTGAAGCTGGCGAACGCGGCAATTACTGACATGCAGATGCGTCAGCGTGATGTTGCTGCGCTCGATGCAAAATACACGAAGGAGTTAGCTGATGCGAAAGCTGAAAATGATGCTCTTCTGCGGAAGCTTGATAATGGTGGCAGGGTGCTCGTCAAAGGAAAATGCCCTGTGCCATCCTCTGCCGAAACCTCCAGCGCCTCCGGCATGGGCAATGATGCCACCGTCGAACTCTCTCCAGTTGCTGGACGAAACGTTCTCGATATCCGGGACGGAATTATCCGCGACCAAACAGCACTGAGAACGCTTCAGGAATACATTAGGACGCAATGCCTTCGATGATAGCGATAATTTTACTCATCATCCTTCACATCTGGCTCTGTAGACAGGGTGGTGATCACTTCTGGAGTAAATCCAGATTAAACATCTCATTGCTGATGCTTGATATTGAGCATCTGGCGCGCAGTAAGGGGCTGCGTTGAGATAAGAGCCAGTTCATTACAAATACCAGGATTTAGCCTCGCATTCGCGGGGCTTTTTATATCTGAATTTCACAGCGCATCTCACGCGCATATTAACGAGAGCCTTTCAGTAAGCGAGCCTGAGAAATGCCGTTATAGGTGGCGACCTCTCTCGGGCGGCTTTTCTGTGAGACAGGCTCACTTTCTAAAAGGTAAAGACGCTATGAATAATCATTCAGTTATTCCAGCCTTCGACTTCCGAGAAATGGTGCAAGCCAAAAACGGAGAGGTCGTTACCACATCCAGAAAAATTGCCAAGTACTTCGGCAAGCGACACGGTGATGTTCTCAGGAAAATCGAGCAGGTTAAGGCTGATTGCTCGCGTGAGTTTAGCCAACGCAATTTTGCGTCGGCTGATTATATCGATGAGCAGGGCAAGGTTCGCCCGATGTACAGCCTGACGAAAGATGGCTGGATCATGGTTGTGATGGGGTTCACCGGGAAAGCTGCTGCGGCAATCAAGGAGAGCTATATCGCAGCATTCAACTGGATGGCAGAACAACTGAGCCGCCGCATGGCAATTGGCGAAGAAATGCAGCACCGCTACGCCATCAAAGAAACACGCTCAAAGCTGAAAGGTACGATCGGCAGTCGGTTAATGAACGAACGGAAGAAAGAGAAGCGTGTCCTGGCTGTCGAGCATGAATACATCTTGCAGGTGACACAGCCTGAACTGCTGATTAATTGAAGATGTCATTACAAAGCCTATCTACGGGGGGCTTGATAATGGCTTATACCCTGCACGGGATAACTTAACTGATATCCCTTTTAACGGATAAAGGTATTCAAGCCTGACACATCATGCGCTGTATCGTCGCCGTATTCCCGCATTAACCATGACCGTAGCCTGACGGGGAATTCCTTCTGCGTGAGTGTGCGGGAATAATCAAAAACGATGCACACCGGGTTATTAACGCGTCAACTGAACGCGGGGTTGCTCTTCATGTCAGCCAGTCCGGTGCAGGGGTAGAAGAAACCGGACGTTATGGTTTAGTGTGGAAACATTTGTGATGTGCTCTGTATGTTTTCAGTAAAGAGTAATGAATTATCAAAGGTATAGTAATATCTTTTTTGTTCGTGGATATTTGTAACCCACCGAAAAACTCCTGCTTTAGCAAGGTTTCTTCTGTATTCCTGAAATGTGATCTCTCTGGATTTCAGCTTATTAGAGGTCGTTTCTATAAGATGCCTATCCTTTGAAAATTTGACAGACACAATGTTTTTTAGGCCCTTTAATAACACTGTATTATCATTTTTTAATACAATATGAACATTCTCTGTGGCTAAATAGTAAATGTAATGTGAGACATTGTGACGTTTTAGCTCAGAATAAAACCATTGATAGTTTAAATCGTTTCGAACTTTATCAAATATTTGTTTAAAAATGACTACCTGATCCATAGATAAACCTTCCATGTGATATGAGGGGGGGCGTAGTCTGCACGATTATCTAAATTGCTTCAATCTGGTCTGATCTGTTTTCTGAGCAATTCAGTAATGTCACTCTTTTCTTTGTTTGCTTCAGGAGAAACTCTTTTTTCTGAGCACAGTCTCCGGCGGCAGGCTTCAATGACCCAGGCTGAGAAATTCCCGGACCCTTTTTGATCAAGAGCGATGTTAATTTGTTCAATCATTTGGTTAGGAAAGCGGATGTTGCGGGTTGTTGTTCTGCGGGTTCTGTTCTTCGTTGACATGAGGTTGTCCCGTATTCAGTGTCGCTGATTTGTATTGTCTGAAGTTGTTTTTACGTTAAGTTGATGCAGATCAATTAATATGATACCTGCGTCATAATTGATTATTTGACGTGGTTTGATGGCGTAGATGCACGTTGTGACATGCAGATGATAATTATTATCATTTTGCGGGTCCTTTCCGGCGATCCGACAGGTTACGGGGCGGCGACCTCGCGGGTTTTCGCTATTTATGAAAATTTTCCGGTTTAAGGCGTTTCCGTTCTTCTTCGTCGTAACTTAATGTTTTTATTTAAAATACCCTCTGAAAAGAAAGGAAGCGACAGGTGCTGAAAGCGAGCTTTTTGGCCTCTGTCGTTTCCTTTCTCTGTTTTTGTCCGTGGAATGAACAATGGAAGTCAACAAAAAGCAGCTGGCTGACATTTTCGGTGCGAGTATCCGTACCATTCAGAACTGGCAGGAACAGGGAATGCCCGTTCTGCGAGGCGGTGGCAAGGGTAATGAGGTGCTTTATGACTCTGCCGCCGTCATAAAATGGTATGCCGAAAGGGATGCTGAAATTGAGAACGAAAAGCTGCGCCGGGAAGTTGAAGAACTGCGGCAGGCCAGCGAGACAGATCTCCAGCCAGGGACTATTGAGTACGAACGCCATCGACTTACGCGTGCGCAGGCCGACGCACAGGAGCTGAAAAATGCCAGAGACTCCGCTGAAGTGGTGGAAACCGCATTCTGTACTTTCGTGCTGTCGCGGATCGCAGGTGAAATTGCCAGTATTCTCGACGGGATCCCCCTGTCGGTGCAGCGGCGTTTTCCGGAACTGGAAA